TATTATCTGTGCTAAAGCTAACTGTTGCCGCTGTTGGATAATGTTTTACATTAGCTCTAAAAAATGCACTTATCGTGTATGTTCCTGCTTTCTCAATTGTAAATGTTTGGTAATTACTTCCCCCATCCTGATCACTAAAGTTATTTCCTACATCATTATTAGGTACTGTTGTTTTGTCTTGATAAATTAACCTTGTTGCAAATTCACGTGATCCATCACCTAAAATAGGGTTTTGATTATCCTGTTTAATAGTTTGAGTAGATGTTTTACTTGCTCTACCTGTTCTTTCAGTTACTTGTTGATTAGTAAGTTTTAAAGCTGAACCACCTGAATAAGGTATAACTAACTTTTTAAATATCTCACTATTGAAAAATGAAGATTGATAAGTAAAGCCAGCATCATTAAACATTTTATCAATTATAGTCTTTACAAATAATGCAGGAAACATGTTAGTTACATTAAACCTACTGTTTATTTGAAATCCATAATCTATCATCGGATAACAGAATCCAGAGGTGTTACCCCAACTTAACTCTTGGTTGTATAAAGTATATTTGTGATTATACTCACTAAAATCTAAATCACGTAAATACTTATTGTTAAAGAACTGATAAACGTTTTGAAGCTCACCAAAGAATGCCACCTCATATTGTATCTCGTATTTATCAGTAACGTTAACATTTAGCAATTGGCAAATACCTTTGAACTGTGTTGCTTCGTTATAAGTAATCTCTGCAATAGCTTTTAAGTTCGGGTTAAAATTTGGAGTAAAGTTAGTAGTGCCTGTACTATTAATGACTGCATTAACATTCCATATATTTGAAAACAATTGATTGTTAAAAGTAGTACCTGGTAATACAACTGTTTTACTCCATGTTGTAGAACGTTTTTCAGGTTCACGTATATCTGCAATATTAAAGTTAAGAGGGATTGAAACTTCATCCGTTAAGTCTATTTGCTCGTTATTGATATAAATTTTAGTTAAGATCATCTTCTTTGTCTTTTTCTGTTTTGTGAGTATGTAAATGAAATAACTAAGTTAAATAGTTGCTGACTTGCTTCGTATTTAGTCTCATAGTTTGCATTCGTTATATTAACTGAAACTAAGTTACTACCTTCATAAATATAAACATCAGGACTTGTTACTAACTGCTCTAACCATGCTGATTCCGCTTCAGTAATCCAATCACTATTAATTGTTATCGTATCGTCTAATACAGTCTCATATTGACTTAATCCTCTGCTCATTCGTGAATAGTTGTAATTAACACCACTCCATTCGTTTGGATTGCTTTTATAAGTATTTCGTTTTATGTTAGTGCTTTTTGTTTTTGCCCCTGTGAAAGTGTAATAATCATACTTTCCATAATTATTCATGAACTTAAAACGGATAGGAGCGTATTTACTACAATACTCATCTATGTATATTATACGTGATTCGGTAACAGCATCTAAATTGTCCTCTGTCATTTCAACTGTATAATAATTTGTTGATGCGTTTATAAACGGTGCAGTTCCACTTGTAAGGTCACCAGTTGTTAAACTTGTTAGCCAGTCATAGCTTACATTAACATTAATTGAGCGTTCTTCTCTGTTGATTATATCCCTATAAGGATTTAAAATACTAACTGCATTTTGTAATGTTCCATTACTTGTATATGTTTTAATGTACAAGTAATAAGCACCTTCCTCTTGACTTGACATGAAACCTAAATTTAACTTTTCACCTATCCTTGTATAAATTTTAGGACAATCGCTTAACCAAATTGTTGAGGTATTACTTACAACGTATTTATTTGTTGAAAAATTTAAAAAATCGTTTGGATTAAATATACCATTAAAACAATACCCTGTTCTATTTGTTAAGTTAGTATAGTTAGTAACTCCACTACTTGGGCCGTATTGCTCACCAAACTTTACTTCATAATATGCTATCGAGTTTCCACATGTTTTAAATGTAGTTGTGTTATCTTCAGCATCACGTGTAAGAAAGTTTTGTACTATTCCGCTTATGTCAAAAACTCCTGAGCTGTTAGTTGGATTCTTTCCTACTTCTAAACGTGTGTAGTCAGATGAACCATTTACATAAATATCTGCTATGTATCTAAAATTAGATTGAGCTACATTAGTAGAACTCAAAGTAAATATCATTTGATTATACGCTGGTGCGTAGATGTTAGGTGTGTTGTATACTGTTAGTGCCATTATGGTTGATAATCGTTAACTATGTCTTTTTCTAATTGTGGAATCTCTATTGTTAGGAATTTCTTTCCTTTATACCCGAAACGTTTTATCGTTCCGTTCTTTAATATGTTAGTCGCTATTGCATAACTCAATGACCTTCTTTCTTCTTGAGTGTTTGCTATTTTTTGTAGCGCTGGTTTATAATTAATCCAATCTAATATTCTTGGCTGTAACTTTTTTCTATTTTCTTTTGAATATCCTTTTGGCTTAGTACCTTCTTCGAGGTCTTTCCAATAATCTTCAATCTCAATCGTTATTTTAACTATGTTGCCATTAACCGAAGTTGGTCGTGGTGTTATTGATTGCATTAAATTTCCACTTGCATCAAATCCAAACTTAACAATGTTATCTTTAACTCTTTTAATGAATTTTAAAACAGATTGGTCAACAGTACCACCTTCTTCAACCTTACTTATAAAGTCGTCAAGTTCTTTTGATATTTCATCTTTTAATACCCCTGTTGCCATTTGTTTCTGTCTTTAATGTAACTTAAATAGTTTAAAAACGATACCACATTCATGTTTAAAAAGAAATCCCACTTTGTCCTATCCTTACCGCTTAGATTGTCAAGTGTAACATAATAACTCCAATAGTCTAAGTGTTTTTGTTGTTCAGTTCGTTCTGTATCAACTCCCTCGCTTCTTTCATTTGACTTACCAAATAATCCTCTATACTTGGATACAAAGCCTCTATAACTTTGCAAAAAAAAACACATAAAGGGTAAACGATACCTACATTCATGCTTTTGATATGCTCAACTTTTTGAATGTAATCCATTTCAATCTCTTTGTATTTTAACCAGCTTATTTTATAAGGCTTGACAAACATTGCTACTAATTGTGGCAAATTGCTAATTATACTTTCTTCGCTTTCTGTTAATTTTGCTAAGCTGATAAAATCCCCTGCACTAAGTTTACTAATGTCATAGTTTACAATCCATCTGTATCCATTATGTTTAAACATTTCAACTGCTTTAGGAAACTCCATTTGAAATATAAAGTTTACTGACTTGATAAGTTCTTTTAGTTGGTCGATTCTTATTTTCTCAACATCGGCTACAGGAATATCAGCTATGATTGAAATCACTCTAATTTCTCTGTCGATAGGGTCAATATCTTTATCCTTAACAATATCGTATATCAATGGAAACTTATCTATTGATATTTCATGCCATGTATTTGGTATTGTAATTGTCATTATATTTAAAAGTACCTTTGTTTTATAATAGTGTGTATCTGCCTGTTTTGTATTTAGTGTAAGCGTGGAAAGCTAAGCATGTAGCCATAACCCCATCATCATGGAATCCTGAAGGTGCTGAATACTTAATTACTCTGCTTTTTGGGTTATATTCATATGTAAACATTTCAAGTTCTTTTTCTAACCAATCCACATTTAAGAATTTAACCTCTTTGTTTTGATTAGCCACAATTAAACTTTCAACTATTTCTTTTTTGCTTTGATTTGTAGTAACAAATGGTTCAATAGTGCAGTAACTTGCACATTCTTTTTGCAGCATTTCAAATATTACGTCACCAATTGAGTTAACCTCAACTAATGCAGTTTGGACAAAATTTGTCCTCAAGCCTTGAGCTATATTCTTAACTATGCTTTGCCAGTCAGTATGCCTCCACCTTTCAATGTAGAATTGTTCGCCTTTTTCATTGAATATTGATAGCACCGAGTAATCATCTGCCCTTCCTAAGTCAATCCCTGCAAAAGCTCTACCATTTGCTTTACTGTCTCCAATTTGTCTATTGTTGAATAGTGTTGCTGTACCATCTACAAACTCCGCTAAGTATTCCTGCCTAAACACCATGTCAGGTAAAGTTAATTTTGCATCGTCAATCTCTTTTGGGTTAATCATTGGATTATGATACGAAGTCATTGTGAAAGACTTGTACTGCTCATTTATCCCATCCAATTGATACATTTTGTAAAAATGGTTTTTACCTTTAGGAGTGCTAATCAATAAAACCTTTTTACCTTTTACTAAAACAGTTGCTCTTAATACTTCAGTCCATGCTTTCTCATCCATAAAGGCAAACTCATCACATACCAGGTAATCGAATGTGAAACCTCGAATGTTATCGTATCTCTCAGCACTAAAGAATTGAATGGTTGATCCTGTGATGTATTCAAGCACCAACTCCGACTGATTAACCTTTCTGTATATTTCAGGTCTTTTGGCAAATGCTTTAAAGCAATCGTCAAATACTTTCTTTGATTGTTTATATATAGGACTTACCCATGCTATTCTAATGCCTTTATTGTTTAAAGCCCAAAATAACATTTGATTAATAGCTAATAAAGTTTTCCCAAACTGCCTACCTATATTGATAACGTAGTATTTATGGTTTTCTTTATTTATGCTATCATGTATTTTCTTCTGATTCTGATGTGGTTTGTATAGTACTGCCTTCGCCAAAGTCTGCTGTAAATTTCATGTTTCCTGTTACCTTCACTTCTTGTTGCTCAATGTAGCCTCTTTTCTTTGCTTTACATTTTAAATAGAACATAGTTGATAAAGGATTGCCTTTTTTTATCTGTTGGTGCAATGCTGACTCTGCAAAGTCCAAAGCTACATTGTCAATCTCTTTTACTTTACGTTTATACTCTTTATCTTTCTTTAACCAGTCATAGTGAGTATCTCTATTTATGCCTACCTCTTTACATGCGCTTGAAACAATGTTTAAATGCTTTTCGAGTGCAGCTAACATCTGTGCTTTTTTTATGTCGGAATTTGACGCCATTTTCTTTTATAAAGTACCAATATATCTATCTAAATACCATTTAGCTTTTAAAAGGTCTTCTTTTGTCTTAGTGAGGTCTTTTTTACCTGCTCTGCTAATATACTTAACTACATTACCCAAATGAAAGTTTAGTTCCCATGCTTCTATTACTTTAATAGCTTCATAGGTTGTATTCCCTCCATAGTGTTTTGGGTTATTTACTGCTTCCATCTTTTATAACTGCAAGTAAGTATTCAAGTAGTTGTTTTCTGCAATCTCCACATCCTAAATTAAAAGGTTTGTTTCCACTCTTTATAGCTAATTCATTTAGTTCAGTCCAATTAAATGTTGGTGAGTAGTTTTTACCCATCTGTTCCCATTTGATTAACTGTTCTGCTATGTTTTGTGGAATCATTTTAGAGTTTGTAAATATCTTTTATAAATAAAAATACTTGCTTCACTTATATACGCTCCCCATTTTG